TCTACAGAAGAAAACACTTCTGCCGAAGTTCTGGAAACAGCAGCCGAAGCAACAGAGGTTGTAGAACCTGATTTTGCAAAAATGCTAGGCGACCTTAAAGGCTTCTTCTCGGAGACTTTGGAAAAGGCCTCTGAAGCAAATGCCGCTCAGGTTTCAGCAATTAAAGAAACTGTTGAAACGTTTAGCAAGGGCGTAGATGCTCGAATTTCAGAATTAGCAGAAAAGCATACAGCACTCTCTACCGCAGTAGAATCAATTAAGAATACTATTGAAGGTGTAGAAAAGAGAGTAGACGCAGTCGAATCTGAGACTGCAATTAAGAAGTCCTCTGACCTTGGCGGGTCACAGGAAGTAACAATAAAAAAATCAAAATGGAACGGCACTTTCCTCGGTTCCGTTAGTGAATTGATAAATTAAGGTAGGTGAAAATAAACTAATGAGTAATGAACTATTAGCTAAAGCAGCAGCTGACACTACCCTTACAGGTAGCATGGTTGGAGCGGCAGATCCCACCGACGGTATCCACGTTGGATCCGAAGGTAAAGGTGGTCTCCTAAATCCAGAGCAGTCTGCACGATTCCTCGATTACATGTTCGATGCAACAGTAGTCGGTAAATTAGCACGTACAGTTCGCATGCGAGCTGATACGACTGAGATTGATCGTATTGGCGTAGGTGAGAAGCTTATGAAGCTTGCTTCTGAAGCTACTGATACTGGCACAAATGCTGCCGTACAGTTCTCAAAGATCTCTCTTACAACTAAGAAGCTACGTCTTGATTGGGAACTTTCAACAGAGTCTCTCGAAGACAATATCGAAGGTGCCGATCTAGAAGACCACATTGCACGTCTGATGGCAACACAGGCTGGTAATGATCTTGAAGACGTTGTTCTTAATGGTGATACGTCACTAGGATCTGATAATCTATACAAAGCCTTTGATGGTATTGTAAAGATTGCAAAGGCAAACGGTCACGTTGTTGACGCCGATGGCGCTAACATCTCCCGTGAAGTCTTCAATAATGCTCTCAAGGCACTTCCAAGAAAGTACAAGCAGCGTCGTCCAGACCTTCGCTTCCTTTCTGGATCAAACCTAATTCAGGATTATTTGTATTCAACATCACAAAATATCCAGAACGTAAACCCACAAGATATTGCAGCAAGCATTATCCGTGGCGATACAGCAGGTCTTGGTGGCCCAGCAGGATTTACAGCTCCATTTGCATTCGGTATTCCGATTGTTGAGGTTCCTTTGCTTAAGGAAACTCAGGGAGCTGATAGCGATCAGGGTGATATCCACTTGACATTCCCAAATAACGTTGTTATTGGTATCAAGCGTGATGTTACTGTTTATCGCTTCTTCTGGCCAAAGAAGGATTCGATTGAGTATACAATGTATACCCGTGTCGGAACCCAAATTGAACAAGCAGATGCTTGGGTCGTTGTTAAGAACGTTAAGGTTGCTTCCTAATTAAATAGGAATTAAACTGCTGAAAAGCCTCCAAAATTAATTTTGGGGGCTTTTCCTTTTAACTTACTAATGCTATAATTAATAGACCTAATATTAAGGAGAAAATATGTCATTTGACACATTAAAGGTAAAAGAGTTAAAGCAAATTGCAGACGATTTTGCCGTAGATACCGAAGGACTAAAGAATAAAGCAGACATTGTTGCCGCACTGGCAGAAGAAGGCGTGACCTGGTCCGTATATCAAAATACAATTAAAAATATTGAAGATTCTAAAGAAGAAGTAGAAGTTCTTCCAAAATTCGATCCTTCTCAAGAAGTTGACAAGGATGCAGTTCTTGTAAGAATGACTAGAAATAATTATAGATATGATGTTTTAGGTTATACTTTTACCAAAGATCATCCATTCGTAGCAATGCCAAGTGAAAAGGCTCAGCAAATTTTTGACAAGGAGGAAGGGTTTAGATTGGCTTCGCCAAGAGAGGTACAAGAGTACTATAACTAAACCATTATAAATGGCAGAGGTATACAAAAATAGCAATGATATTGTAAAAACAAAAGTTTTTTGGAGAAGCGAGTTAGTTGATCCAGGATCTTCTGTTGCAGTAGTTATTTATGATATAACTAAAGACCCAAAGATATCTCCGCCAATAAATCCAAATACTCCTGTAGCAATAATAACTGCTACCGAAGATGATGTTAACCCAGGCACTTATTTTATAAGCATACCATTTAATTTAACTACACGAAATAGAAAATTTAAATTAACATGGCAAGTTACTGTAGATTATCAAACAGAATTTTTAACAACTTATTGTGATGTTGTAACTCCATATGTAAGCATAGCTGAAGCAATAGACGATTTAAATTTGGGATCTGACCCAAGTGATCCGATGTATAAAGATTATCATGAAATAAGAATGGCAGAAAAATATGCAAGAAAAATGGTTGAATACTACACTGGTCAAAAATTTTCTTTATATGATGATAAGTTTACCATTATGGGCAATGATTCAGATACATTACCGTTGTCAAGTAAAATCCACATGCTGCACACCCTTGAGGAAAATGATCAGTTATGGATAGATAATTTAAATAATATTAATAATATAGGCCTTGTTATTGAACCAACAACAAGCGGATTTGGAGTAAAAGTAAATCAATCATCAATATTAACTGGAGATGTCTATATTGCTAATGGAATGGTTCCCCCATCTATACATGATAATTCTCCAAATATATTTAAACGTAATAAGCATTACGATGTATACGCTAGATTTGGTTGGGAGTCAGTTCCTGACGAAGTTGAGCAAGCAACTATTGAAATCATGAGAACATATTTTGCCAAGGATAGAGCCTGGAAAGATAGATATGTAAATAAAATATCGACAACAGATTGGGACTTTCAATATTCTTCAGATGCATTTAGTGGAACAGGATCGGCATACGCAGACAAGTTATTACTAGATTATGTAGTAACTCAAATGGTTGTGGTGTGATGTTTAGCGTTGTAGATGGATTATTGTCTATGACAATGGATGTTTATAGACAAGAAGAAGAGCAAGACCCAGACACAGGGGTTATGAAAAAACAATTTATGTATTACAAAACAGTGCCTTGTTATGCAAGAGGTATAGTGGCTCAAAATGTTACAAGAAATTTAGATAAACAGGTATTTTCTAATAGATACGAAAATCAACAATATTTAGAAGTTAGAACAACTGAAAGATTAACACAAAGAGAAAAAATATCTAATATAAAGGATTCAGAGGGTAATCCAATATGGTTTGAGATGAATTATCCAAATAATACTCCAACCGTATTTGAAATAGTAGGATCAACTCCAATTACAGATCCATTTGGCGGAGTTGTTGGATATAATACATCATTAAAGAGATCGGAGAATCAGCAAATTGGCTTCTGAAGCAATGGCATTACAAGCTGCCAGCGGACTAGTTAAATTAATGGCTGGTCAGCCAATAAGTGGTGCAATAAAAGATTCTACTGTAGCCCAAATATCTGCTGCAATATTTTATAAAACAAATGTCTTAGCTAAATTAACTGCAAATAAAACATTTCAAAATACATTTAATAATACATTATATAAGCAAATAGACGAAGACTTTGGTCAGTATATAGATGCAAAAGCTAGAACTTCTCCTAAATCTTTTCACCATGTCTATGAATGGGGTAAGACTGGAGAAAGAACTTCTAGATTATTTAAACTAAACAAGATATCTCAACTAGGATTATCATTCCAAATTAATTATGAGTTGCTAGATTCTAAATCATTTGTTCCTTCTGATAATTCAAAAAGAAGTCATGTATTTATTAAAAAAGCTTCTATTATGGAAGAAGGAAAAACTGTTGTAATTACACCAAGATTTGCAGAAAGATTAGTTTTTGATGTAGGCGGATATACTGTATTTATGCCAAAAGGACAATCAGTTACTGTTACAAAACCAGGCGGGGCTGCTACCAAAAATTCATTCCTATTTGCATATAAACATTTTTTTACAGGACAATTAGTAAATTTATCAATTAAGAAATCTGGATTTCAGAACTTATTTAATTCTAGCATGAGTAGAGCCCTTGAGGTGCCCGTACAAATTAAAAAGGTCAACTATAGGTTCTCACCTAACAGTATTGCTTCTGAGGCCGATGCGGCCCTTCTGAGGGCTTTTGCGGGGGTATCTAATGGCTAACTATAAGCTTGATGCAATGTTTGAGTTAAGAAAATATATATGGAATAAATTAAAGGATGCTAATATATTTGATCAAAATACTTACTATTCAGATAATTTAAAAGAAACATTAATTCCTATTATTCCAGTTCAGCAGGCTCCAGAAATGAATCAATTTTTGAGCGGAAAGAAGCACATAGTTTATGACAAAATAGGCATATCTTATGAAGATAATTGGCTTATATGCTGTGAGCAAATACTATTTACCATATATGCAACAGAAATTTCTGATATAGTAGAAATAAGAAACTTCATGATGGACGAATTTAGAAGAATGGATGATTCTGCAGGAGATATAAATAAATGGACAGGCTTATCCGATAAATTTAAATTTCATACAATATTTATAGCGGATATCTCCCCTACATCCCCATCAGAAGAAATACAAGGGTTTCTAGCAGCAGATGTCATTCTTGAGCTAAAATATTCAAGGATAACAGATAATAATGGTAGGTTTGCCTAATTTGCTTTAGGCGACTAGATACCGTAAAATTAGCATTGAGGAAAGGGCCTAGCCAGCCAAATATATATATATTACATTTCATGAAATAGGAGGTTAAACTTCATGGCACAAAATCAAGGTAATGCCCGCAATATTCTTGTCGGTGCATCTCCACTTTTCGTAACAAATATTGGATCAACTTCAGCTAACTACGTTGAAAATAAAGAACCAGGCGCAGGAACTGGTGCTCCAAATCCAGCTTTTGTTAGCGGAGAATCTTATACAAAAACTTTGAATGATATTGATTCTGGAGATTTATATTACAGAAACGTAGGTTTCACAAATAACGGTCTTCAGATTACATATAACCCAACATATGATTCTGTTACAGTAGATCAGCTTCTTGATACAGCTAAATTGTTCAAGTCTGCGATGGAAGTTATGATTGCTACAGAAATGTCAGAAGGTACTCTCGAAAACGTTCTCGTTGTTTTCGGTCAGCCTAATGATGGATCTTCAACAATCGACGAAGATAATACATGGGTTAAGAATTCAGGAACAGGACTAGCTCAAGTAGATATCTTGGGTCTACAGGCAGGTGCTCTCGGACAAGCTCCAATTGAGCGTCAGCTTATTGCAGTAGGACAAGCTCCAACTTCTGCTGAAGATGGAACTGCAATTACAAGAACAGAGCGTGTATATTATGCACGTCGTGTTCTTTCCGTACAACAGTCACAGTTCTCTCTAGCTCGTACTACACCAACAACGTTCCCAGTAACATTCCGACTTCTTCCAGACGTCAATAAGCCTGGCGAAGAATATGGAAAGATTATTGACCGTGTTCTAGTAGCTTAATAATTAAATTTAATTATTAAAATAAACCCCCCAGAAATGGGGGGTTTTCATTTGTAGTGTTAATATCCTTATGTTATAATAATTGAGACAATCCTTAAGGAGGATAAATTGGCTACAAAAGTATACGACGTAGAAGAAATTGAACTACAAAACGGGGCTAAGGCAAAGCTTAAGCCACTATCAATTAAGCAACTCCGTAAATTTATGGAGGTTGTAAAAAAGACTCAAGACTCAACAGATGAGAATGTAACACTTAGCATTTTAATTGACGCATGTGCAGTTGCACTTGAACTTCAGTTACCAGATCTTGTTGCAGATAGAGATAAGCTTGAAGAAGCTTTGGATGTTCCAACAATTAATCGCATTCTAGAAGTATGTGGTGGAATTAAGATGGACGACCCAAACCTAATAGCGGCAGCGGTTCTAGCTGGTCAGAACTAGACTTAGCCGCACTAGAAGGACAAGTATTTCTTCTTGGGCATTGGAAGAATTACGAAGAATTAGAAGAAAATTTATCAATGCCAGAGCTCATAGCAACATTGGAAGCAATGAATGAGAAAGAGCATAACCAGCGAAAATTTGCTGCATCACTAAAAGGAATACAATTAGATGATGAAGTAAAACAAGAAAGCAAAACCTTTGATGATATCAAAAGAAAGGCTCTTGGAATCGACACATCTGCAGATGATGTTGTTTCACTACAAGGATCTTTTGCCAGCGAAGCAGGGTTTGGAATCGGAATGGGTTTAGGCTATTCTAAGGAGTAATTATGGCTGACGAACAAATTGTAACGAGTATAGTCGCCAAAGCTGACTTGTCAAGCCTTGTGTCTGAAGTACACAGGGCTACAGCCAGTTTACAACAATTACAAAGAGAATTACTTACATCTAATAAGTCAATAGCGGCTGCAACAAAAGTTGCACAAAACGCATTTAGAGATACGCTTACAAAAAGCGGGATGTACTCTAGCCATTTTGTTAACTTACAATCAGATGTAGATACATTTGGTAAAAATTTAGATGCAGGAAGATTAAAGCTTAGAGATTATTTCCAAACATTTAGAACTCATCTTTCTACTACTAGTGGAATGATGAGAGAACTTGCTAAAGAGCAAGTTATGTTACAAAATTCTATTTTACAACCTTTGGGTAGAAACGCCCAAGGGTTAATGCAATACAATGTAATGATCCCAAGAGGGCTAGATGCTGTAAAGAGTAAGATGCAGCTAGCTAATATGGAAACTATGATCATGAATAGAGCTTTATCTCAAGGGTCCACAGCACTAATCAACTGGGGTAAAAATACTCAGTGGGCAGGTCGTCAGTTGACTGTTGGTTTGACAGTACCACTAGCAATGTTTGGATCGGCAGCAGCAAAAGCATTTAGAGAAGCAGATCAGGAATTAACAAGATTAGTTAAGGTATACGGTGATATATCTGGAACAGCATCTACAGATTTAGCTAAAATAAGAAAAGATGTAACTCAAACTGCAAAAGAATTATCTTCAGCTATGGGAGTTTCTTTTAAAGAAACTATTGGGCTAGCTGCTGATATAGCTGCTACAGGTCAACAAGGCGAACAGCTGTTAGCTTCATTAAAAGAAACTACAAGACTTGCAGTTTTAGGTGAAGTTGATAGAGCTGAAGCAATGAAGGCTACTCTGGCAATTCAAACAGCATTTAAATCAAACACACAAGAATTAACAGAATCAATTAACTTTTTAAACGCCGTAGAAAACCAAACTTCAACAACTCTTAATGATCTTGTAGATGCAATTCCAAAAGCTGGAACTGTTGTAAAACAGTTAGGTGGAGATGTACAAGATTTAGCTTTATATCTAACAGCCATGCGTGAAGGTGGAGTAAATGCTTCAGAAGCAGCAAACGCATTAAAGTCTGGTTTAGCTTCTATGATTAATCCAACAAAACAAACAATAGGTGTCATGTCAGATTTTGGTATCGATATTATGGGTATGGTTCAAAGAAATACTGGAGATACCACTGGAATGATAATGGATTTGCAAAAAGCTTTAGATGGATTGGATCCATTAAGTAAAGCAAGAGCATTAGAGCAAATGTTTGGCAAATTCCAATTTGCTAGAATGGCAGCGCTATTTAATAACTTAGGTAAAGAGGGTAGCCAAACTTTACAGGTTATGAATTTAATGAATGCAAGTGCATCACAGTTAGCAGATGTGGCAGGTCGAGAATTAAGTTTAGTTACAGAGTCAGCTTCTGGTAAATATAGAAGAGCAATAGAAGGATTAAGGGCAAGCCTTGCAGATGTTGGAGAAGAATTTTTAGGCGTAGCAACTAAATTTATTAATGCATTTACAAAGGTATTAGACTTTTTTAATAATTTACCAGATCCAATTAAAAAGGCAGTGACTTATCTTGGAGGATTTACTGCAGTAATTGGTCCTATAATTATGTTGACTGGTGTTTTAGCCAACTTCTTTGGATATATAACTAAAGGAATAGTTTCATTAAGATCTTTCTTCATGGGAATGCGTGGCTGGAAGATGCTGACACCAGAAATGATAGCTGCAGAAAAAGCAGCACAAATGGTAGAAAAGTCTTTTTACTCAGATGCAGCTGCAGCAGAAGTATTACACGGGGCATTAACGAAATTAGTAACAGATTATAGAACATTACAGCAAGCCATGGTTGGTGGAGTTATCCCATTAAATCCAACAGTAACAACACCCATGGGCAATCCTATTATGGGTAGACGTACAGTAGATCCAACAAATGTTTATGCTGGTGCAAAAGATACAAGATCTATGTCTCACATTATTCCAAGAGACCCAGCAAGACCTGCTTCAATATTTGGAGGAGTTCCAGGGGCAACTCCAGTTAATCAGGCAATTGGAAGAAATATGCAAATATATATGGACGATGCTCTTCCACATGTTCCAGGAGTTACTGCAATAAAAGGCGTATCTACTGGTATAGTTGCTTCTGAAGCTGCTAGATTCCATGCATTAATGGCTACGCTAGGTATGCAAACAGAAGCAGAAGTCGCAGCATTAAAGAAAACAATTGCTTTAGGTGGAACAGTCAGTTCTCAGTTGCTAGATACTTTTGATGATATATTGCCAATAACATCTAGATTAAGTCAAAATGCTGCAACTCAATCAGCTGCAATTGTTGCTGAGTTACGTGCAGGTAAAATAACAGTTGATACTGCTAAGGCACAAATATTAGCGGTTAATGCACAATTAGAGCAATCGTTAATGTCTGAAATTAGCATGTATGCAGGAGCACGTGGAAGAACAATTGATTTTTATAAAGCTCCATTAATGAATCAACCAGTTGTTGATGCTAGCGGCCAATTTACATTAAGAGATTTATACAAAAAAGAAAACAACAAGGCTGTCATGGAAGAATTTGGTAGACTTCGTGGCATTAGAACATTCGGCGCCCCATATAGTATACATACAACTAGAATACCAAGATTTAAACAAGGCGGAGATATTGTATTTTCTAGACCTAACTACGGAGAAATAGAATCATTTGGGCCAAATAAAACACAAGTCTCAGGGCCGTCCTCTATTGGCTATGACGATAGACTAGGATCGGTGCCACTCGGAGGGTATGTATTAAATCAATCAGCATCTTTAAATCCATCAAATAGAGATTTGGTTGCAATGGCACCACTTACATATAATGATGGTGGAGAAATAACAGCAGCATTAACTCCAAAAGAAACAGTATTTGGACCAAATATTCATAAAATTCCAGGCTTATATGAAGCAGTAGATGCAGCTAACAATGGATATAATTTTGGCGGACAGATTATGAGAAATACTAAAACTTATGGCATGCCATTCTGGTCAGCATTTTCTAGACTAAATATGATAAATAGAAGATATGTTGGAGCAAGAACCGCTTCTGGTGGCATAAATTCAGCAACTGGACAATTAGGTTGGGGAGCAGAATATAGAGCTAGATCTATTATGCATGATGCCACAATACTATCAGAAAGAGGCTTGCCAAGAGATTTGGCACTTGCACGTGCAACTAAAGATTTTGATGATGCGGCAAAAGCATCATTATACACATCTGGCCCATATATTGGATCAATAAATAATAAATTATGGAAACAAAATAGGGAAGCTCAATTTAAATTATTAGATAAAGAATTACAAGGTAGACTAGGAGTTATATCCCCAAGAACTCCAGCAGTTTTACCAAATGAAAAAACTATTAAGTTTTTATTAGATAATGCAGATTCTTTAGGCGGCAAAGCTCATGTTCAAAGAATATTTAAATCTCTAGGCATTCTAGATAAAAAAGGAAATATTAATTTAGCAGGACTTGGTCAACGAATGGTTACTGAGCATACTCTTCCGCAAGCAACATGGAATTATAGAGCTAGAGGTAATTATGGACAGGCAATGTGGGGAGAATATGATATTAATCAAGCTTCAAATCAATTAAGTAGAACTCTTCAGTTCCGTAGAAATGAAGTTCCAGAAAGCTTAAGAGGATTTAGTTTATATCCAGATCAATTAATTAAATCGGATAGAGGTTTAGATATATACAATAAATCTTTGATGAGAAATCTCGGGTTTAGCATGCAAGATTTAATTGCTATGCAGTCTATGGGAATAACATCGCTTCCACAAATATTTAGACAAATAGTACAGCCTGGTAAAAAATATTTGCAAGGTGTTGGTGGTGTTAGAAATGTAAGAACATTATTCCCAGCTATGGCTGCAAATTATGGCGGTCCAATTGGAATAGGAAAAAGATATTACGGTAATCCAATAGCTTTAATTAATGCTAGCAGCATGCTAAATATTTTAAAACAAGCAAAACAAATGTCTAGCAAAGAAGCGCTTGGAAGTTTTGCTAAAATGCCAGTTGCTGGATATAGCCATCAAATAGCCCCAAGCTCTGGTAAGAGTTTCCCAATTCCTGGAGTTTCTGGATTATATAAAAATGAAAATGGGGATTTAGTATTCTTTAAGGGAGTTCCAAATGAGATATCTGCTAAGGCAGAAATGTATGGAACTAGAATGGCTAGAGAAGTGTTTGGACTAGATTCTCCAACACAAACAATTAGAACAATTAGAAACCCATTAGATCCAACAGGCAAATCTAAATTGCTTGGTCTTGAATCTCCATTCAATCCTATATTTTCGGCGGGCGGCACTAAATT